TTTAGTAACCGATTAACGATTAACTAGTTGGTAAGTTTCCGTTACCAAAAATACATCTTGGATCTGAGAATCCGAAAGAGTATCTTTCTCTAGCTTTAAATCTAACGTTACCAGTGTCGAAGTCACCTTCTAAAGCAGTCTTAATTGGGCTTCTTTCGAAGTGTTTAAGACCATTAGGGACATCTGTTAACAAGAAGAATGAATCAGTGTCAGTTAAGAAGTTATTCACTCTGTAACCTTCTGGAACCATTCCCATGTTGTTGATAGCGTTGATGTCGTTATCAGCAGTACCTGTTCTAAGAGTTGATTTCATCAATCTTTCAGCAGTAAATTGTAATTCTTTTGGAATTATCATTTTTCTACCGTTAAGAGCGATTTTTAATCCTCTCTCATCAACGAAACCTTGGATATCAATTAGAGCTTGCTCTAATGAAGTTTCGTTTAGGTCAGCTGCAGTTGCCAATACGTTTGAGAACGTTCCACCATTTGATAATGGGTGATTGTTCGCAATTAAAGGCACACCGTCACCACCTGTTACAGCAGTGAATTGTGCTTGGTTAAGCACTTGTGCAGCTTTTACCTGCTTCGTGTTTGACATAGATCTTGCTAAAGCTCTTGTGTATCTTTGAGCAAGTCTGTCGTATAGGTTATCTTCGATCGCTTCTTCAGTGATTGAGAATGCTAAAGCGATTGTTTCGTGTGTGTATCTAGCAGTATATGCTTCGTTTGCTTGATCGAACACAACTGATGCACCTTCTTGTTTTGTTGGTGCTCCAGCGAAACCACTTAACATTACTTCTTCTTCAAAAGCTCTGTCAGATGATTCAGTAGTATAGATTTCAGCATGCTGATTATCATATCTACTGTACTCCAGGCCGAATAAGGCATTCAAACCTGGCTCTAACTCTTTAGTTAGCTGTTGTCTTGATATAGCCATTGTCTATTCTCCTTATTAGATACCTGTACCATCACGGTAAAAGTGTTTGTTTATTCTAACTAGAATGTTTGCGTTAGCTGAACCAACATCACTGTTATTAGGGTCTTGAGAAATGTCAATTGCCTGAATCACGAATGATGCGTTAGTTCCTGAAGCTCCAACATCAAGTTGAAACTCAGAGATTCCAGTTTTAGTATTCCCTGTTGCGTTTGTAACAGAATAGTTTTGGAACAAATCTGCTCTTGCAAAAGTCGCATCAGCGTCTATTAAAAATACAGCATCTGGGTCGTCCACAACGAAAGCTGTGATATCGTCCGCAGCTACACTGCCTGGATAATAGTTGCTAAAAGTCGGCTTTTGAGTAGTCGGATCTGTGTAAAAACATCCGTTAAAAACACCCACTACAGACGCACTGTTATTGTAAACATGTCTTTCAATGTTTCCACCAGTTACTGGAATTACAAGGTCACCTTGGTAAATTGCTGTACCATAGTTATTTGCAATTGTATATCTGTTTTGAGCACCAACTAGGGGAGTACCATCAAGTTTTCTGTACGGTCTTAGACCGAACTTTTCTACAACGTTTGCCATAGTTTATATTACTCCTATTAGTTTGTTTTTAATTTAAGCCAACCCCTAGTAGTAATAACAAAAAGATTAATTTTTGCGTCCACCACCAAAGGTAACACGTTTCTGCCTATCAATATTGATTGGCATCGACGGGTGTTGTTCCTTCATAAGATCGTTGTCGACTCCTTTAAGTTGATCTGTTGTAAGTCTTGCGAAATACTCAGATCGCTGTCTTAAGATCTCTGTTGGTATCCTTGCCAACACAAGGCCTCCAATTCCAATACAACCAGAATATTTGCCCTCGGATAAAATAGGATATTTGTTAATGTCGGGATCATTTTTAATTTCCTCCGCTTTAACAAACTCCCACCCTTCTCTAAGTTTCTTAGTTACGTTAGACGTATCTTCGAAACCTTGCACATTGGTTCTAATCCATCTGTGCTCATACCCATTGGGCGGCTTTGGTGCATCCAAACTGGATGGTAACTGCCAAGTCTTTTTTCTCGTTTGAGAACTTCTATCCTCGGCGTTGCGTGAAGTTCTTTTTATAGTATCGTTCATATTATTGAGCCTCCTTCACATATTTAACGTACTCTTCAAGTGGCACACCTAATCGTTTAGCTATTGCTACCTGTGATTTGGTGAGTGTCACAGTTTTGCGTCCGACCTCTTTTCTTCCAGCAGAAGCAACGGTCTGAACAGGTTTTGCTTTCTGCGTAGCTTCGACAGCTTCAGCAGGCTTTGCAAAGCCTTTCGCTGTCAAAATAGGTTCTAACCTTTTCTCTATCTCATTATAGTATTCGTCAGAGTCAACTTCAATACCCTCTTGGCGTATCTGACCGTCTAACGCAACAGCATATGCTGTTAACGCAGGATCTTTTTCATAGCCAAACCAGTCTTTGTGTTTATCTTTAAAAGCCATTGCTTTTTCTGACGGAGTAGGTTGTTCTTGTTGAGCTTCTTGAGGTTGTTGTTTTGCTCTTTCTTCTTCCTCTTTTTTTGCTACTTCTGCAGCTTCAAGAGCAGCTTTTCTTTCCTCAGCTCTAATTCTTGCTTTTTCTTTTTGAACCGCTAATTGAGTTAACTGATCATTAGCTTCCATAATTTTATCAGTATCATTGTTCTCAATAGCAATTTTAAGATTGTTTTTTACTTGTTCTCTTTGTGCATCAACTCTTGCATCAAATTCTTTTAGATAATTGTCAGATTCAACATTGTATTGTTTTTCAATGGCATCTAACTTCTTTTTCATACCTGCAGCCAATTCTTCAGCAGCTTGTTTTTGTCTTTCTGCCTCTTTTTGTCTGAAAGTAAGTTTATCTATTCTTTTGTTTTGTGATTTATATTTTTTATATAAGCTATCAAAATCTTTTTCAGGCATCTCTTCTTTTTCGCCTTCGATTTCTTTAGCTTCTTTTTTTAAATCTGCTTTAAGATCTTCAACCTTATCTTCTTCAACTTTGATTTCAGGTTTATCATCTTTTTTCTCTTCTTCTTCAGAAGTTCCGTGAGCCGTGTACCCTAAATCAACTTCACCAAAATTTAATTTTGGATCTTCTTTCTTTTCAACGTTATTTGCAGATTCTTTAACCTCAACCGTTAAATCTTCTTGCTTGACATCATCTGTATCGATTTCAATGTCGACTTTTGATTGTTTTGTTTCTGCCATCTCTGTCCTCCTTAAAACATTTTTGCAATATCTTCAGGATTCTGAACGACACCAATGATTTCATCGTCATTTAAGATTCTATGCTCACCCCATTTATTTTTAAAACGAGATCCTGCATATCTTCCGTACATCACGAATTGACCTTCCTTGCACCACGGGCCAAGGGGAAACTTTTCTTTATCTCTGTAACAAAGATTTCCCATTTTAATTACTAATCCAATGACCGTTGTCGCTTGTACCGTTTCAATCGTTTGATCGGCTAACAAAATTCCACCTTTGGTCTTTTGTCTTCCTGCGAATGGTCTGATAAGTAATCGATAGCCTACTGGCTCTGGAAGAGAAGAAAGATATTCTTCTTTTTCTTCTTTGGTTTTTGGAACAATGAAATTATCTTCTTTGTCCGCTATGTTTATATCAGTTTTTGTCATTCTTCATCTCTGAGCAGTTCACTCAAATCCTCTTTTAGCTGGCTAAGTGAACTAATTTGTCCTCGAGAATACTGTAATTTCTCATAATTGTCTATACTTCCGTAAATGATTTGTTCACTTATGTTGTTTATTTTTTTATCGATGAGACGTTTAATTTCTCTTACGGTTTCTATGTCTAATGCCATTGAGTTTTTTCCATGATAAGTTAGATAAGAAGCACGCAACACGGCTCACGAGTTCCCAAAATGTTTTCATAAGCAGTAAATAAAGATTATTTTGTAAAAAGCAACTACTTCTTACGCATTATTTCAGTTCCTTTAATTCCATACACAGCACCAACGACTGAAATAAATAAAATTTGGAACCACATGGGCATATTTTTAAAATATTCGAAGAAAAGATCAATTTTAGTTTTTATATCTGGATCGTCCGAGAAAACCGACCAAATTAATAAAAGCACGGGCGCAGAAACGAGCAAAAGTACGAATTCGTCTTTCCACGATTGCTGTTGATCAGTTTTTATAAGAGTTTGATACTCAATTTCGCCTCGAGCCATTTTCTCTGCGTGCAATTTCTGTGCATCCGACATTAATCTCTTGGATTCTTGTCTGTTTTTGTAGATGTGAGCCCCAGTCTTCACTGCCATACCCAGTAGGTTTAACCAAGCCATAAAATTTTTCTCTCCTTCTTTGACACATATATGGTATCATCAGTTTTAGAGGTTTCCAAGCACGCTCACCTACGATTTTCCATCTAAAAGTATGTTTAAAATGATGTTTTCTTTTCTCAATAACAAAAAATGTACCTCCAAAAAACTCTTGAAAGCGTGCAACCATGTCTGAATCTGTTGTTTCGACCTTAACTTGAAGCTGTCTTTTCTTGCCCCGACCCTGACTCCAGTAACCAAAGCTACCTTCACCATCAAATACACCTGCAAGAAATATTATTTTTTCTCTTTCCGAAAGTTTATCGTACTCCGATAAACTTGAATCCTTTGATTTGTGCTGAATTGTGTCCTGGGTAAGTATTTTTGGAACTTGGTTCACGATGTGGGCATCCTCCTTTTTTTAATCCAAAGTATTCTACTGTTTCTTTTTCTAAAATAGATTTAACAGGTGCATCAATTCCTTGTGGATTAGGTCCTCTTTTTGGAGGAGGGCCAGATCTTACACCACCACTATTTTTTCTTTTTGGTTTTTCTTGTTTTGTCGACACCTTTTATAACTCCCTTGTTTTTAGATGCATAAAAAACTTTTTCAGCTTTCTTTTTTCCGTACTCTTTTTTCATAGCACGCATAATTTTTTTACCTTTATCAGTAAGTGGCATTATTTCTTTGCTTTCTTTTTACAGCCACATTGATGATTACACATACAAGGAACAATTCCTAGTATTCTACATGCGATTTCACAGATAACATCTTTTATTTTCTTTAACATATTTTCTCCTTAAAATTTTAATTGCGAAGCTTTAATTTTACCTTGAGCATAAAGCTTTTTCAAATCACCCTTAGTCATTTTTTGTAAATTAATTTGTGGTTCTTCAACTTTTTTAATTTCTTGTTCTTTTGCTTCTTTTTCAGAACGGTCAAATAATAAACTAATCCATTTAATCATTAATTATTCCTATTCATTTCTTTAATTCTTGCAACATCAAGTTTCTCTTCAGCAATTCGTATTCTTTCTCTTTGACCAAGTGCCGCTTGATCTAATCTTGCTTGTTCAATAGATGTATCAATCATCACTTCGTTTTGTTTTCTTTGTTCTTCTGTTTGAAACTCATTAGACTTTCTTTGCATATCCATTGCTTTTAAATCAAGCTCTCTGTTTTTCAATGCAACGAGTGGATCTGTTTGACCACCTTCCATTTGTACTAAGCTTGAAGTGAGTTCAACAACACGTTTAGCAACCATGGCATTGTATTGTACTGTCCATGCTTCTGGATCTATTTCAGATAACTGAACAAGTTGTGGATCTTGTGCCATCGCTTCTACGACTTCTTGATTAGCTTTGAGTGAAATGTGTTCTGAAATATGCGCTTGTAAAGTTGCATAAACTTGTGGATTCACTTGTACCATTCTTGATCTCATATAAGCTCCATGCGCTTCAATGTGAGCTTCATGATCTTGTGTCGCAAACGGTTTTAATTCTTTCAATTGCATCGCTTCCATATTTTCAATCGCTGGATCTTTTGGAATCGGTTGTTCAACAGGTTTTAATAAACTATCTATTGCTTCCGTTCCTAATGCTTCATACACTCTACGATACGCTTCTCTCACATCATGGAGTTGAGGTGCACTCATTGCAATTTTTAATTGCTCATTTGCTAAAGTTACTCTTTGTGCGACTGAAAATGTATTAGGATCTGCGATCGGTAATACATCGACACGGTTATCAAAGTCTGCAGCTTTAATCATTCTGTCTGCCCCATAAACTTGATACGGGTAAATAGGGGGTAAATACGTAGCAAAAATATTATGGAGCAGCCTGAACTCTTGTCTCATAGAATAATAACAACGTTTGTGAATTGCACTCATCACACGTGAACCTCTTTCTAAGAGAGCAAGGGTTGTCCCAACAGCACGGTTCTGTGAATCTTCTCCCACTGCCATATCAGCAATGTTTGCAAAACGCTGACCTGCTTGGACAACAAATCCTAATAAACTATATAAAGTTTGAGATGGTTCCTTAAATGGTAAAATTTGGAATTGATCTCTGATGTTACCACCAGGAGCATCCACATCTCTAAACTCACCAGGTTGGAATGGTTGATCATCATCTCTGATTCTAATTCCACGTGATTTAAATCCTGCAGGTAAATTTGCAAGTGTTCCTGCATCAAGCAATTGTCTTAATGCTTGAGTTGCAGTTCGTGATAAACCACCAATCATATGAATTAAACCAAAGCCATAAAAGCCTAAGCCTGGTAAAAACTTGTAATGTACAAAATACTCTTTACGCTTAAAGGTTCTGTCACCTGGAGCATAATTTCTGTATATGCTTAAAACTTTTCCTGAGCCTTCATCAATCGTTACAATGTAAGGCACTTTAACTTTCTTTTCATTCTCTTTTGGATTTTCAAATTTTTCTAAATTTAAATCCACGTGCATTTCTAAAACTTGATAATTGTATGCTTGTTGATTCGGAGATTTACCTTCTAACTCATCATACTTTTTTTGAATGGATGTTTGTGAATTGGTTGATGGTTTAATATCTACATCTCTGTAAAATCCAGATTCCATTTTCTTATACAAATCATTCTCAGACATTTTTAAAGTATGAGTGATTCTTTCACATTCTTGTAAATTAGTCGTGTAGTATGGAACGATCATATCTTCTGCTGGAACAAACTTCGCTACGGCTCTTTCCATCAGTTCATCGTAATAAACTTTTTTAAATGCAGATCCTGCTAATGGTAAATAGAATAACAACTGATCCATGTCCGTTGTATATTCTTCCATCTTTTCTGTAATTTGATAATTCATGAAGTCCTTGATCCGTGAAGCTTGATCCTCGGTCTGTTCATTTTGGACACCGACAATTGCCGTTTTCACAGGGCCTGATGAAGGAAGTAATTCTTTATAAGCTTGTGCGTTGAATTGAGTCACCGCCTCGGACAAAAGTGGATGAGTCACGCCTGACGCTCCTCTGAACGGTTTTGAGGGTTGCGTGTATTTAAATCCTAAAAGATCTAATCCAGATGTATAACCATCTTCCCATTCTTTTCTTGAATCTTTATCTCTTTGGTAATCGCCTCTTAGCTGCGAAGAAATTTTTGAAAGAACGCTATCTTCAAGTTCTTCAGCCAAATTTGCATAGAAATCATCTTGAGCAACCACTTGCTCCTCTTCGATTTCTTCACCTTCAATTCTAAATTCTTTTGACTTTGGTTCGAT